TTCAGTAACAAAAAAATTGGGTAGCGAACCTCAACTGCTCGGAACGCTAACTGGCAACGGAACTTTTGATTGTAAAAAAATTGCAAACTATAAACAGCTTACAAAAGATAATTTTTTTATAATTCCCAAAACAGTCATAGCCAGATTCAACGCACCTGGGGGAACGGATTCCAGCAATATGGGATGGAATAGTACAAAAGAATTAAAAAGCATCGAATACAATGCGGATACAGGTATTCTTTCGTTTTATCTAACTACTTCTGATAGCTATTCGTATGGCAGCTATTGGACAAAATCATATTCAATAGATATTACAGGTGATTTATATTGCGTTTTTTAAATATAATGAACACGAACTGTTCTTTGCTTTAATCCAGTACCGTATTGTATTAAAACGCACTCCGTATGGCGCGATGATATGGAAAGAATTCCTTTATCCGCATCATAATTCCAGTCATATCCGACTCCTGTTCTTAACATGGAAGTGTTCCAGTTTGCCATATCAAGATCTGAAAGCATTCGTGGGAACAGAGTTTCCCATAAAATCAAATCCTTGTAGTTAGGTATATCAGATATGTCTATCGACATTGAGCCAGAGTTTGCAGTGGGGGTTGCAGTAAAATCTCTATATGTGAGAGACCCTAATTTTACCTTCATTCCATCGGCTGTAGTTCCCCAAAAGTTAGTGCCGTCCCACTGAAGTCCCGTCCCGTCTGGAAAACGCTGGTTCAAATCCCTATTTAGTTCATTAATCCGATCCATCAGCTCTTTCCCCTGTCGGGCATCCAGCGCAAATCCCGCTATTGTCGTTGTGCAGTTATTTGCCAGCCCAACATAGGCAGCATTTCCCACCTCTGAAAAATATTTCATGATTTTACCGAAAATAACCCGGTACGTTTCTCCCGAACGAATATTTTCGCGGTTGACTGCAGGACTAAATTCCGCCACGGAATCAGGATTTGCCATTATCTGATAGGCATTTCCTTCATTGTCCTGCAGATCAACATTATATCTAGCCATGGCTTTCCCCTCCGTCACATCTTTTTCAGGAAAATTTTAACCTGCGATGCAGTTACATAATCCGTTCCGAACTTCACATTATCCCCATCTTTTCCATCTGCCCCCGGAGTTCCAGGCTCTCCTTTTGCACCAGGATCACCTTTTTCTCCGGGTTCTCCCTTCGCTCCTGGATCGCCTTTTGCTCCCTGAGCTCCCTTCTGAGCAAGCATCATCCACTTATTTTCTTCCCAAGTGTCTCCTGAAGTATGGGATGCCTTACATGCATATGCAGTCCCATCTTTGCTGACTATATCAATATACTGCTGATTTGCGACATAGGCTGTACTCGGTGCCCATGCCCCTCTGGTCCGGAGGGATGTTCCCTTATCGCCTTTCTCCCCAGGTGTAGTCTCAATCTCTTTCAAAACCTGCGTCAGTGTCTTCCCGTCAGCAAATAATACGCTATCCGGCGATGTGAGGACATCAACCTCCTCTATAACTTCTCCTGTTTTCTCGTTCAGTAACTGAACCCTTACTTTACTCAGTGCCATCTTCGTTTCCCCTTTCGATTACTTTCAGCCCCATATTCGGGCTTGCCTTTATTTCTGTGCCTCCGCCAATCCCCTGCCCGCCCACGACCAGATAAAACGTATGCGGCTTGCGCTTATTGATAGGGACATCCTCATGTGCCACCACAATATTTATCCGCTCCTCCAGTGCGATCTTGATTTCATTCCGGACCATTTCAATGTCCGCCTTTGTGGCAGTCACGATATGCGGATCCACTAACAGATTGATCACGCTGCCATTCAGCAGGGCGATCTCTATCGCAAGGCTCATCTCATTGATGATGCCGTCCACGATATTCACTTTTGGTGTGCTTGGTGTATTTGCAACTGCGATCATCTCTCCGCTTTCTGCAAATATCGCCATCTCCCGGATTGTAAATCCTCCGACCTCCCCGGGAATGATCCCGCGCACGATCAAAATATTGGGCGATGAACTGCTGATCTCGCATGAATTGATACTCCCACGCCACAGTTCATTTTTCAGTGCAGTCATTTCCGGATCCGGCTGGTAATATGCCCCATCCCCGTCCCCCACCGCGATCTCTGTGATCGTCAGCTTCTCCCCTGCCGCCAGCGCGGCAGCCATCAGCTTATTTCCGGTGTCCGTAACAACCGAATAATATTTGCTTGCTCCTTCCATCATGTTCCTCCTTGAACTTTTGCATGCAGCACCGTATGCATGGATCCTGCCGCCAGTATGCTGTCCGTTGCCGACGCCGAAAGGCTCTTACAGATATATGCTTTTACCTTCAGTTCTCCCCCGATGCCGCCGACTGCGATCACTTTCTCATCTGCCCGTATCGTATAGGCAAACCTCAGATGAGGCAGCGTCCGCGCCGTTTTTGCCTTCAGCGTCTCTGTCAGGATCGCGTCATAGTTAATGTCATGGCTGACCGGAACATCTATGTAGATTTCCGCCCACCGGCTTCGGTCGGTTAAATACAGCGGTTCCACACTACACTGCGGATAACCGATCATTTCCAGCGCCAGCTTCAATCCTTCTGCAGTCCCCGCCATTTCAGCGATAACTGCCTTCATCTGCAGACGCCTCCGGTATGCCTCTATGCTTTCGCCCTGCAGCCTGAACATATCCCGATCCTGCCCGATTACTTCCAGCATAATCGGCTCTGCCATGGAAATCATCTTCTGCTCCCGCAGTCGGAAAATATCTTCCTGAATGCCGTCAAATACTTCCCCGACAACAGAAAAGAAAATCTTCAACTGGTTTTCCCCGGCTTTCAGCTTCCTCAGCGGTGCATGTAACAGATAAAACATATAATCGCCAAAGTGCTCAAACATCCGTCATTCCTCCCGCTCTATGTTTACCGTAATCGTCCCGCAGATGATGACCTTATCCTTCTCCAGAACCAGATCCCCTTCCGGCTCTATGATTTTGACATTTTTAATGAGTGGCACGCTGTTTTTGATTGCATACAGCAGATTGTATTGGATAAATTCATTCAGCTCCCGGTCGCGGCTGATCCGAAAGTAATTTGTCACCACACTGACCACCCGGTCTTTGATCCCATCATCGGATACCAATTTCGGGAGGATTACCTGCAGCATAATGTCCTGTGTTACTGTGATGGCACTCTTAACCAGTACATCATCGTCAGGGGCTTTGATTCCATCCGCCGCAGCCTGCACTTTTGCAAGCAGCTCCGGCGTTGCCTCTCCTGCTGTCCCGGTCACGATAATATCTACCGTCCCCTGTCCGCGCGGATGGAGCTGATGGACTGTGACATGCAGCACACCATCTACCGCCTCGCAGATGTTCTTATATTTCGCCGCCGTTGGCATCGTAGCCAGCAAATCCCATGCCCCAAGCGTCCGCTCCCGGAGGGATTCCCACTCTTCAATGTCACTCCCCTCCCGGCTGATCCATCCCTCATCATTGTTGATCCGCTCCACACCTTCCAGATGTTTCATAGATTTCGTGATCTGACCTGGCGGGATATTATATTTGCTTCCTTCCATTTCTGCTTCGACTGGAACGTACATCACTACTGTTCCTTTCTGTCCGGTCACTTTTTCTATCGAGAAAAAGCGGAGCTTTTCCCCGTTGATGTCCGTTTCCGTCAGGAATACAGTACCGCGCGGTACCACTGTCGTGATCTCTGCTTCGGAATCCCGGTACAAAGTAACTGTCCCTTGCGCTTTTACTGCAGCTTTCCTCGTTTTGGAAAAATCCGCCGCCAGCATCCCCAGCCATTCGCCATCTGCGTGTCTGACGTACATGGTATTAAGCATCGACCGCAAAAGCTTTGTCAGTTCCACCCGTACCTGTACCACAATCATCAACATTGTGTAAAAAATACCGCCGCTCCTAAAATTTGTGATTACGAATCCTCTTTCCTGCAGTTTCGCTACCAGCTCATCTTTCAGCGTATCCCTATCCGGTTCAGAGAAGATTTTATCCAGTATGCTGTTATCAATCATGCTCCGTCACCTCCACCTGTACCCTGTCCAGCGCCAGATCCATCCGATATGTTTTTTGGGTATCCAGCCTTTTAAATAAAATTCCGATATTCAAAACATCCTCCCAAAACTCTGTTTCGATTCGGAGCGAAGACACATCCACTTCCGGATGCCTCGCCATCTTCCTGCGGATCCTGTCTTGGATTTCCAACCTTGTCAACTCGCTATCATCGCGCTGTATAAAATCCAGCAGTGACCATCCGTATTCGGAATCATAAAACAAGTCTCCTTCCTGCGTCATGGATTCCAGCCTGATCTCCTGCAGAAATTCCTCCAAGCCTTCCACCACTGGGGCATCGCCGTCTGCCGCCCTTGTAAGCTGCCAGTCCTCATCCAACCGTATATCTTCCATGCTAACCTCCTACCAGCGCCGCTTTCAGTTCATTTCCCAAAAATACCACTTGCACAAGGCTACCCGGTTCAAGCTGCTGTCGGCTCGAGATCTCAATCAGCTCCGGGTATTCCGGCAGCTCGCTGCCCTGATTATCCAAAACCTTCACAGCATAAAGATATTTTGCCTGTTCT